CATTATTGTTTGTTGTCGTGCCATTGACTAGCATCCGCTGTATGTAATCAATCGGGCGCGGGGCATGCCCATCATCGTCAGGCTCAGCCCGTGCGGCCAGCCTTGCCAAAAGCTGAGGGGCAAAGGTATAGGACGTATTTTCCTCTGCTGTGAGCACCCTCTCGCCCCTATGGAGCTGCGCTATGTATCCGTCAAAGGGGACATAAGGCAACCCGTCTGCATGTGAGCCGTCCAAATGTCGGTTCACATTTGCAGTAACTCCACTCCAGCGCATCCCAGATGCAGCTTGATTGGCAATCGAACTGCCAACGCTTGCCCAGTTAGCTTGATGTGCGGCCGTTGTAAAGGCTCGGAAAGCAGCTTGTACATTTTCAATCATGGCATCTTCCATGCCTTTGTTGTTAAGTATCGTTTCAGCTACATGGTCTATTAACTCCGTAGCTGATGAAGTTACTTCGTGAGGATCTAGCGCCCTGCACATCGACTCTACAGCTACACGAGTGCCGTAATCAAAAGCCTCATTGAGTGCAGCCAGCTCATAGTCGCAAGCATCAACAAGCGCAGCAACGGTGGCCGCAGCCTCTGGTCCTGCGCTTCGGAGCTGTTCAATTAATCCTTCATCAAGCCCTCGCTGCGCAAGATTTTGAAGATTAACACTCCACTCTTCAACCATTCTCGCATTTTCCAAGAGGTTTTGAGTCAACTGCTGTGCCGAAATGGCCGCTTCTCGTTCAACGGTGCGGAACATGTTTGTGGCCATATTCTTGTAGTTTTCAAAGGTGCTGGTCATCTTGTCGATAGCATCACTTTGAGCTTGTTCCCACTTTTCAACTTGCCTTACTTGCTCTTCCATTTCGGCAGTAGCTGCGGCCATAGCTGCCGCTGCGTCTTCTTGGGCACGCTCCATATCTGCAAGTACATCGGCATGTACTCTTATGCCCAGGGCTAAGTCTGTTTGCATTTGCCTATTAGCTTCCATGGCAGCAAGATAGGCTGCTTCTGTTCCACGCAGGTTTTCAAGTGCGTCCTCTAGTGCTCTTGTGTCACGCCGCCGGCGGTTTGAGCCGTCTGATAACTGTTCTTCTATAGAGCTTATTTTCCTGAGGGTGTCCTCAAGCCCTAAACCAAGCTCAGTGTACTCGTAACTTACCCGGCTGATTTCATTGCGATGTAAACTATATATCTTTGTCGCATGCTCAATGCAGTCAGCCAGCTCATCATACTGCCTGATTCGAGCTTGCAGGATTCTCAGTTCGTGAGTAAAGGTTTCAGCAGCATCTGCCGAGGACTGTACTAACGCCTCTTGTCGCTCACGCAGCCTGTCAGCCTCTTCGCCTAGTGCCTGATATTCAGCACCAGTGCGGTTTATCCACCGTACAAGTGCAATAACGGCGGCGGTCAAAGCTACTACACCGGCGATTATAAGCCCGATAGGATTCATCATTTTTGCTGCATTCAGGGCCTTTTGAGCTATTGTTTTTATCTTCAATGCCGCAGTCACGGCTTTTGTTACTTTTGCTTGTGCCGCTTGTGCAGCAATTGATGCATTTGTTGCAATAGTTCTCTTTTTCTCTGCTATGTATGCTAATTGAGTCGCATTTGCGCTGACTTTTGTTGCGATAGCTCTTGCATTTTCCGCCTTCGTTTGAGCGGCAATTATGGCGGCGTGTGTGGCACCTTTTTTCGTTCGCAAAATTTCCGCTTTCATAGCAAGATTGCCTGCAATCTTGTTTTTCTTTACGGCTGCCGCATTAGCTCTTTCTGCTTTTTCGGACATCATTGTTGCCGTGGCTTGTGCTCTTGTCGCCTTTTCGCTAGCAACTGCTGCCGCAGTCGATAGCTTTGATGCAGCAGCAAATCCCTTAATAGCGGTGCTTACTTTGATGTAAGTGTTTTTTGCAGCAATCCCCGCTTTTATTAGCTTGCTAATGATAAGCAAGACTGGGCCAGCCGCTGCTGCAAGCATTCCGAAGCGGATAATATTATTACGAGTGCCCTCGTCAAGCGTGGCGAAATGGTAAATTAAATTACCTACACCGTCAACCAGTTGCATGGCTGTAGGCAATAGCGCATCGCTTATTTGCAATTTGATTTCTTCCAGGCGAACCCTGAGCATTGCTGCATCGCCTGCAAGACCTGACTGCATTTTTGCCGCCATCTCAAATGCTGTGCCTGTACCGTAGGCCGCATTAGCCGCTTCATTTAGCTCTGTAATCGTACCCGGTAAGGTGTCCTTTATATCTACCATGCCGCCTAAAAATTCCATACCGGCCGCAGTAGAACCGAGCAGTTGCGCATAGTAGCTAAATTGAGCCCCCTCCAAGTCGTTGAGAGCCTTAGCTATATCCATAAGGAACGGGATGCCATCCCGTAATTGTCCGTATTCATCGACACGCGCTATGTATAGACTGTCAAGGGCATCAATCTGTGCCTGCGTCGGCACTAGCAGGCTCCGCAGTGCGTTTTCAACACCTGAGTATGCAGCTGCTCCACGTACGCCTGCTTGGTATAGCCTGCCGAACATTGCACTGGCCTCTGTACCGCTTATATTCGTGGCCTGCAATGTAACATTTGCTCTAAATAGGTACTTTTGCAAGGTATCAAGACTCATCTGAGTCATTTGATTAGTTGCGGCAAACACGTTGATATATCTCTCGGCATAGCTTGCGTCTTTGCCTACTTTTAACAAGTAGTTGCCGAGAAAATAGGCCGTTCTGCCGAGGTCTTTACCCACGGCAGTGCCGAGAACCATTGAGCTTCTCATTAAAGTCGTTGCGTGTTCGGCATCTTGACCTTTAATCGCCACCTCAGAATAGGCTGCCGCCACTTCTCTGGCGGTAAATGCTCCGTAATTGCCAGATACTGCCATAGCCCTAAAGGAATTTTCAAGGTATTCAACCTCGACTGCGGCCATTCTTGTCCGTGAATGAATTTCATTCATTGACGATTGCAGCTCAGCCCCCGCTTTAACAGAAGCAGCACCTACAGCAAGCAAAGGCATTGTGACACCTACCGTCATGCCTTTGCCGACAGCGCCCAGAGTGTCGCCTAGCCTGTTTGCAATACCCTCGGCTTGGTCAAAGGTTTTGCCAAAGCCTTTGTTTAGCATGGCATCTAACTTGAAAGCTATTTTGTATGCCCTAGATGCCATGTCTACACTCCTATCTTTGAGCCGCTTTGAGTGCTTTAGCCCGCTGTTCGCTTAGCTCTGAATAAATTTCAAAATATTCATTCAGCTCACTAAGTGGTAGGCTTTCGCAATATTCGACACTCATGCTTGCGCCTTGAGCAAGTACCATGATTGACTTGCTCAAGGCTCTTAAATCTTCTTCTATGTCGTTTGGGGCGGGGGTGTCATCGGAGTATTCCGTGTTTGCTCCGCTTTGGACGAGGTTTCCTCCTCGTCCTCCTCCGATTCCCCATCTAACAAAAAATTCTGGGCGAGAAGACACAGCTGAGTGAAGTCTTTCCCACTCATCTCATCATCTAACACCACAGCAGGTATCCCTGCCGCTTTTGCAGCGACACGAAGTTGGTATTCTTCGTTGAGGACAGGAACCCCCACGCCTTTCTTACCTGAAGTGATTTGCGCTTCTCTCAGGCATCGCTTCAAGTCGCCTCTTGTAAGGCTGTCAAAGTCAAGGTTTAGGGTTTTAATTTCCTTGCCGTTATGCATTAACGGCTTTTTAAGTATATATTTTTCCATTTAATCCTCCTATGATAAGCCCATGTTTCTGCGGGTTTCTTCCAGGTAATCAACCCCATCAACAATGTACTTGAAATTTAGCTTGTCTACTTCCACCATGTCCCTTCCATTTATGGCGATTTTGATGTACGAAAGTTCAAATTCGCCAGAGGTTCCCATTCCTGTTGCGGGATTCAAGTTTCCGAGGTTTACTCCTTTCGGCATAGCCTTAGTAACTATCCGAAGAGCCTGCTCCACTAACTCGCCAGCAACTTTATCGTACAATTGGAGCGAACCTTTTAAGGTCAACTGTTTGGTTATCGGGGCGAGGAGCTTTATATTATCCTCAACCAATGACCTCCAATTGATTCCGAGAACTAACGATTGAAGATGCCCTATCGTGGGCATGTCTATTTCTCCTGCAATCCCTGCACCGGATAGTGCCTCTGTTATAAATGCGAGGTTAGGGAGAGCCACGTCAACAGTACCTATCATAATGTCGCTGTCATCGTAGCCTATGAAATTTGTAAGTTTATCAGGTATTAACATCTTTTCCTCCTAACCGAACAGCGTCTGTAAATATGAGACGTCAAGTTCAAAATCAAATTCGCCGGCAATGAACGGCGGCGGGGGCATGACATGCACCTTAAAGAGGACTATGCCTGCCAGAAGATTCGCTTCTGTGTTTCTGCCGTCAATAGCCACTCTGCCGCCTAGCAGGTATTCGCTCCCTGCTAGTCCGTTAAACCAGATGT